GAACCCACAGGAGAACAAAGAGATGTATGATTTTTTGAATCAATTTGGATTAAATGTTACACAAGGTGATAGCAATTGTCCCGCGTGTAAAGGAAAGGGAATGATAGAGGGCGACCCTTGCCCTATTTGTAGGTGATTAAATGACTGATTGTAATTGTGAGTTTTGCGTAGGAACGAATGCGGCGTTTGATATGCTTGAAAAGAAATTGTGTCCAGCGGGTAAAGCCGCGGCGAAGCGTAAGTTCAAGGTTTATCCAAGCGCGTATGCGAATGGTTGGGCTGTTCAATATTGTCGCGGTAAGTTCCGCGGCAAGAAGAAAAAGAAAGGCGGCAAGAAGAAATGAAACTGAAAAGAAAATCTTGTTGCTGTGGTGCTGATGAAAAAACGCCTTGCGTTTGCATGATGAAAGGAGTTATGAAATGTTCAATGTCCGAACCTAAATGCGAATGCTACGCACTTATTGAAAAACAAAAGAAGGCTTTGAGAAAGATGGTGCGTATAATATGACGGTTGAGAAGAACTTGAACCGTTGGTTCAAAGAAAAATGGGTTGATGTATCCCGTAAAAATAAGGATGGCACACATCCTCCGTGTGGACGGAGTAAAGCCAAGACTTCAAGCAAAGGCTACCCAAAATGTCGCCCCTCCGTCAAAGTGTCCAGCAAAACGCCGAAGACCAGCGGCTCTATGTCGGAAGGTCAAAAGCGCGCGGCAACAAAACGCAAGCGTAGTAAAAAGCAGGGAGTAGGCGGAAAGCCCACCATCGTTAAAGCGATGAGCGAGGCGTGGAGTGTTCTCAAAGCGCGTGGTGCGGCTAAACGCCGAGAAAAAGACCAGCGTGATTTAGAAGAGTTCGCTGAACGACGCGATAAGCGTTTTGCTGATGGCGATGTTGATTTTCGTAGTATGGTGAGGGTTCGCGCACCGCAAGCATTGGCTGGTGTTCAACATAAAAATATCACATTCACAAATCCCGACGAAGCGAAAGAGGTTTCAATCAATCCAAACGCGACTTTTACATCCCAAAACGCAAACATCTCTCGTCAAGTTCGCGACCAAGCGCGTGCGGAGAAAGAGCGAAACCGTAACCAAAAGTTGCAATCCCATTTTGAAGGTAGCGGCATCACAGGCGCGAGAAAATTGATGGGCGATGAAGGAGTTGAAGTTCTTCTCCCGATAAGACGAGAGAAAAGACCCAAACACCCGTATGGGTTAGATGCGTTCGGAAGAGGTAAGGCTCCCGATAGAGGGCAGTATAACCACCCATCCGAAGCCTTTAACCCTAAAAATATCAAACGATTGGTGCAAGAAGGTTTCAAACCTTCTCCAAATCAACTCTTACAATTGCCGGAAGGTCAACGGACAATGGAGGACATCGCGCTCGCTCAAAGAAAACAGCGGGAACAAGAGCAATTGCGAGAAGAAAGACTGCACGAAGAATACAAGGCATACAGGGACATATACGGGTGATAACATGACTGATTACGAATACATTTACCATGAAGAGCCGATAACCGCCGAAGAGTTGGCGATGATGAATGACGACGAAATCGCGAAAGAGGTATCATTTTGCACATGTTGTTCACCGTTTGACATTGCGACTTCGGTGCTGAAAGCGAAGAAAAAGAGCAAACCATTCCACGGCTACAACAAAAATAAACATAGTCGCAAAGGTGGTTTGAGTGCAAAAGGTCGCGCACATTTCAAACGCACGCAAGGCTCAAACCTCAAGCGACCTGTAACGAAAAAACCAAGTAAACTCAAGCGCGGCGGAAAAGCCGCCAAGAGGCGCAAGTCGTTTTGCGCGAGGATGAGCGGTGTAAAAGGACCGACCAGTAAGGGCGGCAAACTCACTCCCAAAGGAGCGGCACTAAAGAGGTGGAACTGTTGAAACCAATAAACGAAGCATGGAAATTATTGAAAGAAGAAAAAGAAAATGACGAAGAAGCGAAGAAAAAACTCATCGCTTGTTTGAAGAAAGAAGGTGGCGCGTGTTCATTAGAAGAATGTTGTAAGGCGTGCGACCGTTCAAAAGCCGAGTGTAAGAAACTTATTGACAGTATGGATAATGTCAAAATATCTCCACACGGCGATGTTATTTTGATGGATGGCTTGTGAAATGAATTACAAGGGCTGTTGCTATTCAATTCAAATGCCGTATCCGTTTGGATATTGCAGACCATGTTGGATAGCAAACGGTCGCCCTCAACCGGTAGGTGGTGGTTTTGTTGACCCAGTGGGTGATGAATGATGAAAATTGACTTGTCCGATGAAACAGCATTCATTGATATGATATTGAAGAATACCATTCGTGGTGCTTCAATGGGTGATGGACCACAACCAACCAGTCAAGGACAAGGTGAAGCAAATGCAAACCCTGTTCCGCCTCCACCTAATGAAATTGAGGAAGAAGAGAAGAAAAAAGAAATGGCGCGCGAAGTTGCTCAACAACTCAAGCGTTCACTTCCCGACGGGGGTTGGTTTCAATCCATGTTCGGTCGCGGTGCTGGCGATTTAGTCAAAGACTTGAGAATGGCGCGTCGTGAACATAAGGATATGCGTGAGGCTATTGATTATGCTATTGATGCTATCCGTATCGCTAAAAAACAAGAGGTTGAAGCCACCCTTCAATCAATTGATTGGATTGGAAAGCATGAACCAACGGTGCGTAATTTGGGAATAAGTGAACGAGATTTACAAGCATTGCGCAAACATGGAATTGCGCGTGAATACGCACTGCGTCGCGCATGTGTTCAATGGGAAAAAGCCAATGATACCATCAGTAAACTATTGTCTATCAACGGCGACTTTAATGACGAACAACGACAAATGTGGATTGATGCTCAACAAGTCAAAAAGAACGCTAAAAAAGAATGGCGCAACACTTTGCATTCAATTGACAACATCAAAAAAACAGATGCTATTTTTTTGACAAAAGCCGCATCCATACTTGAAGAGCGTGGTCCTTTACCCGCGAATGAAATATTTGCCACAATGAGTAAGACAAAATCTTTGTCAACAAGTCAATTAAGCGCGCTTTTCAAAATGTATGGTGTTGATTATAACATTGAAAAAGTCGGTGCTTCATGGGGTATAGTTCGCGACGATACAGTTATTTTCAAAGATGTTTGGGCTTACGCCGCCGGATTCCTTGATGCTGACGGATATATCACAATCACAAAGCGTCTTGAACCGCGAGCAGGTTTTATTGCTACGGGTGAAAGAGGTAAAATGCATTGTGAACAATTGCACAAGGCTCTTGGTTGTGGTGTGCTTCAAACAGATTTGAAGATACACAAGAATAGCAGACGCACTCAACACCGTCTTCAATTTTACAGTGAGAATGATTTGCGAAAACTGATGAAAGGATTGCGCCCTCATCTTCGGATGAAAAAAGGTCAAGCGGGTGCAGTGCTTGAATTGCTTGATTTGCGCGGTCGTAAAACTGATATTATCAAATCACGACGCGACGAATTGTATCGTATAGTCAAATGGTTGAACTGGAAGGATGTTCCCGACAAACGAGAAGAGTTGCTTAAAGAGTGGAACATTGATGAAGCCGGACTTCATGCGATGTTTAGTCGGGACGGTGAAACCCTTCGTCTTCTTGACGACGCTAACCGACTTGTGGAGATGATATGATGGCCGAAGAAAAAGGATTGGTGGGGCGTTTTTTGTCAAGGTTGACAAAACCGTTCAACCGGCGAACAACACCCGAACCGATGATGCCCTTATGGAAAACGGGTATCCAAGAGCCAGTTCTTGTTCAAGGTGTTTCAATTCCCGCGCTTTATGCTACTGTTCAAGAATCCATAATTTTGCGCACCACTATCAACACCCTGTGTCAAGAAATATTTCGTCGCGGGTATTACTGGGAGAAAAAGTTCCACAAGAAATGCACCAATTGTGAGGAAGAATATCAACACGATACCGTAAGTCAATGTCGCATTTGCGGCAATGAAGAGTTTGAAAGCCCCGACGCTGACCAAATATTATACCCGCGTTGGTTGTTGAAACAGCGCAACAGTATGGACCAATCATTCATTGAAGTGATGAAAGAGATTGAATGGGACTTAGATATTGTTGATGATGCTTTTTTGTTGCTCATCAAAGAATATTTCATTGACCCTAAGAGTGGTGAGATTGAGTTCTTCCGCGTCAAAGAATTAGTTCGCGGCGACCCCACATTCATGCGAATTGTTGCTGACAAAGCAGGTAAACGCGGAGGCCGATACCTCATGTGTCCTGTTCATCGCGACAAGACATATCCACACAACGGCGACCATAGCAAATGCGATGTAGCCGGTTGCGGTCTGCCTTTACAAGATGTTCATTACATCAACACAGCCGGTAGTGGTAAAACGCAATATTACATTGACGGTGAGGTTTTGCATCTATCCAAGTTCAATCCATCAAAATTGTATGGTCGTTCACCAGTCGCCAGTATGTGGAGGCAAGCGCAATCGCTTACAGCAATGGACAATTACATTTACCTCGCGTATCAAAAGAGGCGCATACCGCGTGGTGTTCTCGCTATCACCACAGATAACATTCAGTCAACAGCGTCGTTTTGGAAGGGTGCCGAAGAAAAAATGGAGCGCGACCCTCATTACATCCCCAAAGTTGGTGTTGAGTCCTCATCCGGTCGCGGTAAAGTTGAGTTTGTTCGTTTCATGGATAGTCTTGATGAAATGCAATACGCGCAAGTTCGTGATGAGATACGAATGCGCATCGCGGCCTTCTATGGTGTATCCAATGTTTTCATGATGGACGCTGGTAAGTCGGGTGGTTTGAACAACGAAGGTATGCAAATCCTCGTTACCAACCGAGCGGTTGAGTCCGGTCAAAAGTTGTATTCACGCGAATTATTCCCACGGATGCTTGATGAGATGGGTGTTGAAGATTGGTGTTTGACACTGTATCCAAACGAAGAAGAAGATGAAATCACACGACTTCGCCGCGATGAGCAAGAAGTCAACATCGCACAGCGTATGCAAGCACTTGGGTTCCAACCCGAATTGACCGAAGATGCAGGTCGCGATATACGCTTCGTTTACAAGAAGCCGGACCCGGAAGAAGCCGCTATGCAACAGCAAGGCGGCGCACCGGGCGGTATGCCACCGGGCGGTATGCCACCGGGCGGTATGCCGATGGGTATGACTCCACCTATGCCGCCGGGGGGCGGTTTACCTCCACAGGGTGGGGGTCCGATGATGCCACCGGGGGCAGGGGCTTCGCCACCGGGCGGGGGAGGACTCCCACCGGGCGGCGCGCCAATCATGATGATGGAGAAAGCGATAGGTTTGGGTGAAAGCACTGGACAACGCGACCGCGGACCTGCACCTATCAGTTCCGAAACTCATCAATCGGGCGCACCATCAACAAAAAAGAATCAGCGCGGTAAAGACAAAACTCCGTTAGAACAAGCACTGGACAGCGTTCAAGCCGCGAAAGACCCGACATCAAAACAAAAAGACAGTGGCTTTTGAGTGGGGATAACTTAAAGGCATAGCCGCGCCTCGTCAAACGCATGAGCCTACTTGCAAAGATGGACCCGATGGTTCGTAAATTAGAAACTGCAATGTCCGAGTTCAAGGTCGCGCTGGCAAACAACGACCTTGTTTCGGCTGAACAATTCTTGAGAAGCATTCAATCAACAAGCGATTATCTTGCTGACGATGTAACCGCGATTTACAAGTCTCAAAACGGTGGAGACAAAGTGTTGGGTGTGAATGATACATACGCGGGTGGCTTCCCTGTTGCTCAATTTAACAGCACTCAAGGAGTTATCGCGAAGGGTGAAAGGCCAATGGGTTACATTGGACCGGACCGCATTGGTTCACACTTCAAGAAACAAGGACAGGTGTGAATGTGTCCGACGAGTCCGCTGACGCTATGACGCTGATGAAGGCTCTCATCAGCAAAATGGAGAGCATGGACGCTGAAATACACGCTATGCGAAAAAGCATGGACACTCCCGAACTACTACTCAAGCGCGCTGGTTTTGTTCGCGCAAACACACCAGCAAACGAAGATGTGTGGGGCGACCCACTACGCGGCGATAGAAGCGATGTCATCAGCAAAGCCGCCGCCGCGATTGATGACGCAGGTATGAGTATGCCGGATTCAAACGAAGCATGGCATGAAATGTCATGGGAAGAAATACATGCGATGGCTGACACAGCCGCGCAAGCAGAAGGAAGGAGGATTGACCAATGAAACCAATGAAAGTTGAAGCAGGTGAATATGCACCCGATGTTGAAGAATTGCTCAAGCAAGCAAACGAATTGATGGAAAAGGCTGAACAAAAAGAAACTGATAAGTTTGGTTCCGAACATGGTGATTTATTTGTCAATGTTACAGGTAAAGACAAGCCTGTCAAGACTGGATATTACGACACCAACCAACGACGCATAGAGGTCAAGGATGTCCCCAAGAAGAAGCCAAAGACGGAGAAAGTCAATTTGACCCCTATCGGTTATCCTTATCCACTTGAGGCACGCGAGAACAAGAAGGGCGACCCTTCGGACAAAAACCCCGAATCAGCATACAACCTCACAGACTATCTATGAGGTGATGAAGTGTGCGCGAAGATGCTTTGCAATACCATCAGCGTGTTGTAAACGAGTTTGCGCAAGCAATCATCAACAAAGAAGATGCTCGCGATGAAGCAGTCAATGTCTTGTTAAGCGCAAACAACTTGGAGAATCAAGGATACTCCAATGTCATCTTCAAAAAAGAAGCAGAAGATGTTCTCAAACCTCTCCTTGAAATCAAGAACCCATCCGATAAAGGGATGGAGAGGATATTCTCGGCTAAAACCACACGCCATGAACCTGCGCCTGTTCGTCATCACAAGAGTCGTCGTTTGTTTGATGATAAGATGTGGACCGATGCGATGGCAACTGACAATCAAGATGAGATTGACAGGATGGTAAGAAAGTTCATTGCTCGCCGATTCAATGACACCATACCCGATATTGCCGGTCGCGGGGTTGATGGTGTTGTTGGTAAACACTCTAAGTTCAAAGCGTTAAACCTTCACCCTCCGCGCAAAGGTGAAATTGCATTTGGTGAGAAACCTTTGTGGCAACACTTGATGAAGTATTTGCACAGCGATGGCGGCAAAAACGCAGAACGATTGCATAAAGCGATGGTTGATGTCGCTAACAAAATGCATCCTGTTCTTAAACAACCTCATCTTTTCAGCAATTGGAGAGGCAACAACGCCACCGTCATGAAGATATACGAGCGTGGCAAGGATGATTTTATCAAAGCGTTTGGTGAACGATACGGTCAAGACCATCCGCTTCTTTCTCATCCACTGCTTGATGAGTTTTTCATACGACACAAACATTGGGAAAATGAAGGGATACCTCGCGATGAAGTGTTTGATATTCTTTACGAAAGTAATGGGGTGCCAACTCAAGAAGGTAAAGGGCAATCACCTGTTGAGTTGTTGCGCGAGTTAGCAGATACATACAATGACACAAGGAGAAGACCGAAGGAAGGTGAAGCAAACTTTGGTCGCGTTGGTGATGATGCACACCGACTCGGCATCTCTATGCTCCCTTATGATGACATTTACCGTATCAAGCGATGGATGCTGGAAACAAGCGGTGGTATGAATGAAGACGGGACAGTTGGTAATGACAAGGTTATCAATGATATACTCGGACCGGATGCGCGAGGTTTCATGGCTCATCATGCTTACATGATAGACAATTTGCTAAACACGCTACACGCTGGCGGTGCTGAAAGAAACGGTATGAGCCATGTAATCCCTAATCGCTTCTTGAGTAAAACGATGGAAGAAGTTACGCGCGATATAGCAAAAAGGCACCAAGTAGTAAGACAAAAATTACAAGACGGTCGTTGGTCAACACTTGGTGATGATGCGTTACAAAATGCTTTGGAGGGTTTTGACTTCAATCAAAAAGTCAAGGAATATGTGCAAAAGAATCCTAACACCGAGGTAATTGACGACGACGACAACCCGATTTATCCACACATTGACCACAGTGAATATGGCGATTTTATTTACATGAGTTCGGAATTGCCGGATTTGCGACAACTGACTGCTCGCGGTTTCTTCCAAAAAGAAGAATTAGATGACCTCATTGAGCGCGGTGTGATTGCTTACGGCTCAAAGGAATACAGCGATATGCTTCGGCAATCAGTCGCGGACTACACTCATACTCACAATATCGCTGATGAGTTTGATATGCTTGATGAGCCAACCGTTCATCAAACGCCTCTTGGTATTTTGATGGAGGGTGTTGGTAGCAGAAGAGGTAACGCAAACGGTGAATCGGGTGATTTTGGTGTTGCTTTAGATACAGCAATGCCAAACATGATTCGCGTTCCTTTACCAACAACATCATTCATGATGCCAGCGAGAGGTGAAAGAGAGGCTTCCGGTAGCCAAAGAACCGTTGAACAACAAGATGTGTTTGACCCGAAGAAAGAAACTGATGGTCAATTAAGACAAGATTTGTCTAATACCTTACAACGCTACGGGATTGAGGATGAAGAAAAATACTTGGGTATGTTTGACAACGGTGAAGTGGTTAGTCTCAATGTTCCGCGCAGGGAAATGGCTACCCAAGATGTGGCGGAAGGTATCATCAATCCATACACAGCCGAACGAAACCCCGACTCTTTAGCAAGCCCCCGCGGTCAAATAGAACAATTCGTGGAAGGTATGCCATCACCTATGTCAATCGCTACAAAAGGTCTTCATTCATTTTACATGGCCCACAGTAACGACCTCGGTATCAGTATGCAAGACCATAATGGTTTTTTCAGTCTTGACGGGATACCAGCAAGAAGCACAGAAACAGCGTTGAAGACTCCGATGTATTCAACACGCAAAGCGCGAATTGGTTCTCAAGCGAACAACCGAAGAACTTTGTTGGACAGGATGCAACTACCCGGCGACCATCAAGGCAGTGTCGCGCGACAATTCGGCATAACGAAGGATGATTATTCTAACGAGGACAAACTGTTGATAGACGCGTTTTTGCTTGGTATTCACCATCCATTACATGAACACGACGATGATTCACTCGCGCTTTTCAATGCATTGATGGATGCAAATAAAGGAGAAAGAATGGACATCATCAAAAATGGCATACACAAAGACATCATTGGTAGTGGTGGCAGAACTGGTCAAGACATGTTAAGAGAATTGTTGCAAGATGTTAGCGAGCCAACACACCACGCAATATATCACAAAGAGGATTACGATGACCACATGGCTAAATTGGTCAACTTTAACGAACCATACGAACTACCGGAAGCGCAAATAAAAGGCATAAAATCGCGCGGAAGGCTGATTCAATCAATCAAAGAACTTGACCAACAATATCGTCGCGCATTTGAAGACGGCGATGATGCGAAGAAAGACGAGTTGCACAGACGCATTGAAACATTGTTAGACAGCAAAGATAGTGTTGTGGGCTATCGTGAACACGAAGATGGATTATCAGCCCTTGTCGTCGGTCCAACTCCTTCTTATCTTGCTTCTCAACACTATGCTATGCTTGGTAATGCGTTGCAGAAGGCGCGTAACATTGGCGACACTGATGCGCAAGAAATGATTGAAAAAAGAATGATGGAAGTCAAAAGACAAGCACCGCCTCGCGATGGTGGTGAAATAAAACTCAACAATCACGAAGAGCGCATGAGCAATGTTGTTGATACTTTACGCGCGCAAGAAAAGATATTCAAAGTGTTGCGACCAGCGATTGAGAAAATATATCCCGGCGTTTACACAAACGATGCACGCGAAGCAAACGCGGCTACTGCTTATACACTCAAACTTGCAGAACAAATCGCTATGCTGTCCCCCGATGAAAGAGAGAAATTGTTCAGTGGAGAAAACAACATACGGTTAGGAAAAAAGAGTGCTTCGTTTAATTTATCAAGCGAAGAGATTGAAGAATTAAAAAACTTGAATGTAAAGCGTGATGTCCATTTTGGTTCATCGTTTGAAGCAAGCAAATTGCTTGAAAATACATTTGGTGGTGTTCAACCAAAAGGACACAAAGTGCTTTCACATCTCGCGAAGGATTCAATCAACATAGACGAAGAAGAAATCAAGATGTTTGACCAACTTATTAGCAATGTCAAAAAAGCCGCGGGGGAGCAGAACATCAGTTTCCGCGAAGCATTTGCGGCAAGATATTATCCAACAAACAACGAAGGAAGACCGTTGACTGGTGAAGAACGAAGCATCGCGTTTGACGCTTTGGAAGGCATAAAAAGAAGAGTGGGCGGTATGGGGTTCAATGAAGGAGGCATATTCCGCGGTAATCCAATCTTTAGGCATGGTGGTGAATCAATACTTGATGGTAAGAACAAACCAATCAGTATGAATAAGGAGCGCGAAATCATCTTCAAGTTACTACACAACGGTTTCGCTCAAACAAGAGAAGGTAGTGATGTAGCGTTGGACTTCAAAGGAATGAAGTTTTTTAGAGGTAACAAACCGAACACCAAGAAAGTGATGAACTTCAACAAACTATCATCGTTGAATAATATCGCTTCATTGCTTGATAAGGTCACATCAACACAGATGTTTGACAAATCATCAGCAACCGAATCACTTGTCGCGATGGGTGGATACAATCATAACAACGCACCTGTTGTCCCTGTATCAACAAGCGCGAATAAGAAGTTTGACGGCGGCTTCGGGACTAAACTTCCATTCATTGCAAGACCCGACTCTTTGGCTCAAGGCATGTTGTATCTTGAAGACGAAGACACACATGTTTACAATCCTCCGCCAGCACAGCAAATGGTTTCTTTGAGAAACATGATGAGGCGCGTCAATCCACAATTGTCTCCTTTACCCAAACCCCAACCAAACGACAAATACTTTCAAGGATACCAACTCTTTAGCGATGAACCAAACCTCAATATTCGTATGGGTCAAGCGGCTAATCAAGCGATGGCTACTGGAACAGAAGCGTTACAGTCCACAGATGATTCGTTGAGAACATACTCATCACATCTCCTTGATGTCGCGTTGGACGACACACTCATTATCAAAGACGACGGTAAACCTCAACCAATCAAGTTCATGCATCGTATCTTTGAGTTATCCGACTTACAACATTTGCGCGGGTTTGTTGGTGATTGGGTTATCAGTTTGTATCCTCATGGCGAGCATGTCATTGTAAGCAAAGACAAAAAAGGCATGACAGCATACAATGTTGATGGGGAAGTGGAGTTAGATGAGACTATTTTGGAGGAAGCGGACAAAGTTTACGAAAAGGACTTCACGGTTCACGCGGTTCTTCATGATGGAATAATGACGGTCATTGACCTGTTGAAGACAGCAGATGAAGACACACACAACATGCCGACCAAAGATAGAATCCGGCATCTTCGCGCTCAATACGAATCAAGTGAACATATCAAAATGCCCGAACCAATCAACACAAAGCGTAGCGACGATGAAGGACTGCAAGTTGCTGTTGATGGATTGAGAAAAGAAAACAGCGACATGGATATTTTGCTACGCGACGCAAACGCTACTTACATGAAAGGTGAACCTCGTCATCCTAAATGGGTGTTGTTGAGCAAAGAGAAAATGGTTGATGTAATCATACTTTCAAGAAATGGCAAATCATACACGGTTGGTGTGGGTCCACTTATGCATCCCGAACATTACGGTAAGCGCGCGCAACAAGTTGGTGAAGAACACTACATGAATATAGGAAGCGCAAAGGGTCCGCGTGGTTTGAAAGTTGGAGACTTCGCGACTATCCGTTGCACAGGTGTAAGTTCATCAAACGGCGAACACACTACTTACCGTGTCCGTTCAGCCAAGATAACCGATGATGAACCGCTTGCCGCTGACAGTGTTGAAACGCTCGCTGTTATGTCGGGCGACCATCATGTTCCTCAACAGGTCAACATGAAGAAAGGCAAAATCACAATATTTTTCCCATCGTTTGACGATGAAGTTATTTGTAAAACGCGCAAAGAAGAGGGTGATTGGTATGTTGAACCGGAATCATCTCTATGGGGTAACGACTATCTTGTTGAGTTAGCACGCGACCAAGAAGCATACTGGATTGCAAAAGCCGCTTGGCTCTTGATGAAGGAAGAAGAAGAAGGTGTTGAAGAACCCGAATACGATGAAGTGCGCCCCGAACCACCAGCGGGTCATAGCAAGAAAAGGAAGCATGTGTTGGAAGATGAAGAAGAAGTCATCAAGCGTGGACTGGAATTGATAGAGCGCGGGTTAGAACATCTTAGCAAAGAGAAAATTACCAGCACAGGTGTTCAAGGATTAGGTATGGATTACGCAACTTATGACGAATCTCCGCGAGGTCCTACCGAGAATATCCGCGATAACACAATGCCCGATTTTGACCCACAATCACGAAGGGATGATGAGTTGAAACCAGCAACAGGTAAGAAAAAGAGCAAACTGCGAACCAGTCAAGGTGAAGTAGCGCGTCTTGAAGACGACGGAGTTCTCGCGGTGGAGAACAGTTCCATTGATATACGATGAAGAAAAGTTCGGAAGCAATGGCGATTCTCGCGGCACCGTCCTCATCCAGTAACCCTGTCATTTTGAAGGGTATTGGCGATGACCTTGTTGTTGCTGGATATGCGTCTGTTGAAATGGTTGACAAACAAGGCGACCTTATTACTCGCAGTGCTTTGAAAGATGCGTTTGGTAAGTTCATGAAAGCCGATGGATTCCGCAATGTGCAACTTGCACACTCCAACATTCAAGTAGGAAGTGTCATTCCTTCCTACACTGATTCCTCCGGTCGCTTGTGGAAGTCCGAAGTGGACGACACCGGTATGTTCGTAGTTATCAAACTACGAGGCGACATTGAGAAGGCACGCGAAGTGGCTTCCGAAATCCGCAAAGGGAACTTGCGCTCGTTCTCTATCGGCGGTCAAGCATTTGAGCGCGTTAACAAGAGCGACCAAACTCGCGGAGACTACCGTGAAATCCGTCGCATGGAACTCCATGAGGTTACAATTTGTGAAAAAGGCATCAACCCGGAAGCACAGTTTCGTATCCTCAAGGAAGACACAGGTGATAATATGAGCAACACGATGAGCGAATTACAAAGTGTCCTTGAACGATTGTCAAAGAAACTTGACGATAAAAAGGACGATGAAGACAAAGAAACGGCAATGATGGGTGAAGACTCAAAAATGCATGATAAAGACAAAGAATCCAAAGACAAAGGTATTGAAGACCTTCTTGACGCGCCCGACAAAAAGGACGAAGACAACGACGGCAACATGAAGGAAACCCTTCGTGAAGCGCGTGAAGACAAGAAGGACAAACCAATGACCGATGACGAGGATGACGAAAACGAAGAAATGATGTATGGTGATGACATGACGAACAAAGCAGATGACATGATAACGAGCGACTACTTGATTTGGTTGGAGCAGACTGCAAAGAGCGCGGGCTTTGACCCGTCTGCGGCGCGCGACCACTTCAACAAAGGATACGGACCGGGCGAGTCCTCTTTTGACATGCGTGGACAAGGTTCTCTTGAAGGCGCAGGTGAAGATGACTCCGGTAAGAGGCCACAACCAAACTTTGGTTCTGCGCCTACTGGAAACAAGAATGTAATCAAGAGTGATTACCTCAACCAAAACAATGTTTCCCCTTCCGAAATTGAAGCGGCTTACGAAGTTTACAAGGCCGCGGCAATGGAACAGCAGTTCAAAGCGGACTTGAACAACAACTTCACAGAACGCTTCCTCAAAGAACAGAAGCAAGAAGCAGATGCAATTGCAAAACAAGAGTTTGATGCTCGCGGACCAATGGTTGAACTGCAAAAGGCTGTCATCGCACTCAACGAGCGCATTGACAATGTTTCTTCCGGTGGTTCAATGATTGCAAAATCCGCGAACTCCGCAACCGTAACTATTCCCGAAACTGCTGACTTGGCAAACATGTCGTGGGACGATGTTCACCGACTTGCCGACAAAGCATTGAACGGAGGTGAATACTGATGGCACGAAATTATGTAAGGACAGTTCAAGACATGGAGCGATACTATTACGGTGGGGCTTCTCAAACCGGATACACCTATGGAAGCGGAGACATTTTGAAGGCTGACGCGCCTCTTCTCTCCACTACCGCTGGAACATATCAAGCAATTTACGGACGAAAAGTTTGGTCGCAATTGAACCAAGAGTTCAACGCGTTTTCAATCTTGCCAAAGAAGCCGTGGGAGCGAAGTGGATGGAGAATCCTAACCGCTCGCGCTGACTTCACAAAGGGCGGTGGAATTGCAGAAAACGGAACCCTACCGGACACCAGCCGACCGGAGTTCTTGCATGTCGCGGCCAAGCCAAAGACTGTTGCACACACCTTTGACTTGTCCGAAGTGAGCATGTTCCTTTCCGACAAAGACGATGGACTGGGCGATGTCCGACAAGTTCTCAAAGAAGAAATGGGTAAGCATCACGCTGAACACATCAACAGAATGCTTCTTGAGGATGTTGACACACCAGTTGGCAACGACTTTGAATCACTTGACCGACTCACATCCGACCCGGACAAGATGACCACAGGAACAGGCCATGTAAGCCTAACTACTGACCACGACATTTACTCCATTACTCGCGACGGAAGTGCAGATTTCCACAGCGCGGAAGTTGATGTTTCAGCAAGTTCAAGCACCAACAGGAATCTTTCACTGAATCAAATGGACGGATTGTTCCAGCAACTATGGACTCGCGGTGGTAATCCAAAGGTCATGCTGACTGGATACGACACTTTGATGCGCGTTCAGCAACTCCTACAATCCCAACAGCGATTCATGGACAGCAAGCGTGTTACACCAACTTACAACGGTGTGAAGGGTGTTCCGGGTCTTGAGGCTGGTTTCATTGTGGCTACCTACAACGGTGTTCCAATCATCCCAACCAAAGACATGCCACAAGATGGCGCAGGTTCTCTATCCCGTCTATACTACCTTGACACGGATTACCTATGGTTCCAAACCGCTATCCCAACCCAGTATTATGAATCCGGTATTGAAACCGGCGACCCATTCGCGATAAACAGACTCGGCCAAGAAGGTCTTTACAGGACAATGGGAGAAATGTGGTGTTCCTTCTTCGGCGCAAGCGGTTCAATTCGCGACTTACAATGAGGTGATGAAAAATGGCAAATGATACACATAGAGGAATTACAGTAACGACCAGCGGAAGCGCAACAATCAGTATTGATTACGACCTTCCACTTCAAGCAGGTGTTGACCAAGATGACACTACATGGTTTGGTGCAAACTATCCGGGTGCTTTGGACTCGTTTGAACCGCGTCAAACTGATGGCGCAAACCGAATGCAACCACGATTGTTGTGTTTGACGCTTGGTAATCTCGCGGAAGCAGAAACCATTACTTTTAGCGGTGGCGTAAATGTCATCCTAAGCGTAATCGCACACGGCTCGGATGCGACCGCCAATCTTGGCGTAGCCAAAACCGACACACTTGTGCTGACTGCTGATTGTGAAGTGACTACTGACGGAACTACCAACGATACCAGCAACGCGACCATTTGGGTTCTTGTGGCTTGAGGTGGTTTCTTTGCCTACTATAACCTACAAAGGTCCGCGCCGAACTGGTGCGAATATGGGCCGCTTAGGTTGGTGGCTTTGGGGTAAACCTCGCGAGGTAACAGCGGAATGGCTTGATGCTAACCGCGCGGCTGTTGACGGAGCAGACTTCTTAATTGAAGGACACCTCTTTGAAACAGTTGATGCTGGCGACGATGGCATTCCCGATATGGGCTGGAAGAAAGGTGACATCATGAGTTGGTGTGATGAGAACGGAGTTTCATACTCCGCGCTCTCCACCAAAGCGAAACTACTCGCGGCGATTGAAACGCACCTTAACCCACCCGAAGATACTATAACCGAAGGCGAAGAAGCAGAAACAACAGGAGATGAATGAATATGGCATTTGTAAGTGATAACAGACCACACACACTGGGCGATTTGATTGTGATTACCGGAACCATCGCGGATACTGATACTTCCGCAGAACTGGGAGATTTCTTGAGTGAGATTCTCGGTGTTGTTGTTCTATCAAACAACAATTCTGCACAACCGTTGGTAGCGTCAATTGATGTAACTTCACCAACAAAGGTGAACTTTGCGGACCCAGCCACAAACGGTGGACGAATCATGGTCTTCGGTAAGCGATGAGGTGATTCACCTTGTCCGATACCAAAGTGTTTGAGTTCAACCCGGAAGAAGCGTGCGAAACAGGTGCGGCTGTCGCGGGTGGAATCCAAAAGGTGCTTGATGATTACACAGCGGGTAAAGCCGTTGAAGGTGTTACATCATATACCATGCAGGGAAACCTATATGTCGTAGTCATCACCGCTTGAAGGTGATACTATGGACTTGAGTGAACTGAAACGGCTTGAGAAACAGGGCTGGCGTAAAGCCGAAGAGTCAATGGTCAAGACCGATGAGCGCGATAAGTTGAAGGGTGTCGTTAAGCGTCAAAACATGAAGACGCGCAACATCCGAGACATCGTAAACATTGGTAGTGGCACGCGTTGTCGCTTTTGCGGTATGCTTCACTTTTGCTACCTTGAACGATGCGGAGCGTGTAAGAAACCAATGGACTACAATCTCGCGAAGACCGAAGAGGTGATTTGATGAACCCGATGGAAATGTCTTGGTTATTGTTGAAAGAAGAATCGTTGCCTTATCACGGTGATAGTCCACCGCAACCTCAAACCAATTTGGATGTTTTATTCGCGCCACGCCGCGCAAAAACGGAATATCAACCTAATCGCACAGACGATTCACAGTTTCAACAATATATGAAAAACCGCGGATTGTCACTTGATAATTTATCGGAATGGAACTCTTCGCAATTAGACATCGCTCAACAACACGCGCCGTCTGCTGAAATACATCAAAGGTTATCCGATGAGCGAGCAAAACGAGGATATAACATCATTCCCCAAAATCAAATGATTGATGT